AACTTGTGAGTGTAAAAGTTTCAAGCGTGATTACTGTGTTTGTAGCGTGTCCACTACCAGCAAGGGGTGATTCGCAATATGCCACTCTTCCGATATACTCAATATCTTCTGCATCGCTGGCTAATTCGCAGTATATGTCATCACCGGGCCTTAAGTTCATACCTATGGTATTCGCTTGTGGCATGAGAGTAGCAGTAGTAGGTGCTACTGAAAGTGTGGTTGCACCGCCAATGTCACCGACAGCCACCGTGTAAGTCCAAATTTCACCTGCAACACTGGGTCGGAATGTGCTTACTGTTTGTTCAAAAGTAGTAGCATTGGCTGGGTCTGTTGCTCCTACAATTGCATGACCGCCTTTTTTCATTCGTAATGTTTTACCAACTACATTACTTACATCTGCATTTGAAAGATTTAAACAAAGAAATGTGTTAGGTCTTGTAAAATCAAAATTACCTGCATACAAAAGTTCAATTGGTTCATCTTGTAAAATTTCAAGACTCAATAAAGGGTCACCCACTGCGACTGTGATTACATTTGATGTATTGCGAGTCCATTGAACATCGGGAAACAAAGAGGCATCATCAACTGTAATGTTAATCAATCCAAGTGCGGTGGAAACATCGGTAATAGTTGCAGTAGCCGTTTTTGATTGAATACGAGGGGCGTGGGGATTGGTGAGTGGCCCCTCTTTGAACTCAACCGCACTCACATATTGCCGCAATCCGTAATCGAGGTTGCCACCTTGAGTCTGCATGTTAGCGTTATCGTAGTAGTAAGGTGAGCGACCTTCATAATCGGATGATGGTGTGGTCACATCCGAAGCAATAGGAATGAGCGTTTCGTTTCGGTAGCCACCAGCCACATGTATATTTCCACCTTCAACTAAGTCATTCAAGAAATTAGGTGACATAGAACCTGTGAACCCTGTACCTACTGTAGTGCGTGGAATTTTGATATATCCGTTAGCACTTGGGTCATTGACATAAATTGCCCATTGATTATTTGAAAGGAAAACACGACGATAACGAATGACATTTTTCATGTTTCTGTGGTCATTAACCGCTGTTTCAGCCGATGGGAAAATCTTTGGATGAGCGGGATAAATGTTCAAGTAATCGGTTTCGATTTTAATTTCACGAATAGTAGTCGATGAAATATGTGCATCACTGTTTGCATTGTAGCCATAAGCAGAATGAGCATTGCGGTCGCTTACAGCAATATCGTTTGCCCGACGACCTACAGGGGTGGGGTTCCATGAATGGGCTGTGTAAGTAGCATCAAGATGAATTTTCATGCTGTTATCGGGGCCGGGAAAGATACCATCTTCTTCTTGGATGAAAAACTGTTTAGGGAAAAGTGGGATTTCAACCATTGCACGAGTGCTGGCGTATTGTGTACCAAGTTGATAATCGTGATTTACTGTGTCCATACTTTGGAACAATCGGTCATTGACTGTACTACCGTCTTCACAAAGGTTATCTTCATTGAAGTGAGGGTCGTTGTAAACATTAAATCCAACTGAATACAATCCAGCACTACCACTGATGGCACCAACAGCATTTAACCATTCATTGAAAGTATTGTATGCTGTACCATTAGCATCTAAAAACGACCTTTGCTCTTGGGCACCCGGTCCACCACTTGTATCAACGATGAATACAAAACCAGCACCAGTTTTTTCGCTGTAAGCGGCACTTGCGCCGTCTTCAAGGTAAATACGACCTACCTTTGGAAAACAGTATGTACCCCATGAAGCCAAATCAGTTGATTGATTATTGAGTGGTTGTACCGACATGTACACCCTATCAGCGGTGCTGTTTATTGAAACGGCTCGTACAGCGCAGTTGCGGCGGGTTGAACCCGGTAAGCGCATCAATAGACTGGGGTCATTGGTGGGCTTAGTGTTGACAGCACCCTGCCCCGGTCCACCAAGCGTGACAGTGACGACAGGAGCGTTAGGCTCAATCTCTTTGACGATGTGCGAATCGGGTGAGCCGCTACCGGTGATGTTGACATTTTGATTGGCGAGTCCTTCCGCAATACCGGTTGCTGTGATTGTGATGATTTTATCGTTGTCTTCGGGGTTTTCGTCTTCCTTAATCGAACGAATGCGTGTACGGCTCATCAAGAACAACAGCGATGCAATGCTGGGCGAGTCACCTTCGGTAAGGTTTGTACGCATCTTTGACAGTTGATTTATTCTCGTTCTGTCCGATGGTTGTACATAAATTGCCATTGAAGTTTCGTGTGTATCTTCAAGAACATTGTCGATAATGTCAAACATTTCAAAGGTATTACTTGCATCACTTGTGGAACCTTCGTCAAAAACACCAGTGCCGGTATTGGTGACAGCGGCCCCTTTAACAAACTGTATGCCCGTATCGGTGGTGTTCCTTACAGTATCACTGGATGCTGGCTCAATGCATAATTTGTGGTATGCTGAATCATGTATGCCATTGTTGTGTGATGCAGTGAGATATTGAGGGGCTGTATTACCTTGTGCCGTAGCATCGTTAGGTGGTGTGTAGTTGACAGGGCAAAGACTGAAATCAACTTCACTGTCAAGTTCATATCCACCAGTGTTGTCACCAACTAAGGAGTGAGATTCTTCTAAATGAACCGACCCTGCAATTTGACCTAAACCCAAGAACAATACCCCGCCCGGTGAGAAAAGAGTAGTATCTTTTGATGCATCAGCCAAATCTGCTTCGATAACATCCAGTACCGTAGTTGAACCTGTGAGTACAAAATTACCACTCGGTACAGTCTTTTCAATCATCAAGCAAGGTGTTGTTTTACCCATACTTGCACCAGTCAAGTCAATGGCATTGTAATGAATTTCAACATACGGTGCGAGGTTGTGGGTGCTTTGAAGAGTAGGAACTTTGAGCAGTGCAATACGACTTACGCTTTCCGGTCGCAAGTGATACAAGCGAGCATCATCGTCTATGTCACCATACTCCGGTACTGGTCCTTTCATCATAAAAGGGCGATAATCAAAGTTAGTTCCACCAATAGCGATTGCTTGTTCCTTGCTCGCTGGTAGCCCATTGGTGACTACGAAATCAACGGCAGATGAATTATTAAACTTAGCAACATCTACTTGTGTACTTTCTTCATAAAAATCGGATAGTGCGTTCATGGCAAAAAGTCCCGCTATCCCCTTTCCTGTATTTTCATACACCATTTCAACAATATCTGCCGAACCATCCATCATTTGGTCAATAGCGAGATACGATGGTCTTGGATAACGACGCATGTACTCGTGACCGTTGATATGTGAAAACTTGTGTCGCCCGCTATGACCCACTTGGTAAAGAGTGTCGAGTGTAGCGGGCCAAGTGACGGCAAACGGGTTGTTTGGTGAGTTGTCCGTTGTAGCCATTTGTGTTGAATACACTAAGCCATGTTGAGCAAAATCACTCTCATCAAGCACCATTTGACCTGTTTTATCAAAGATTTGGCTACCGTAGTGCGGGGGTTGGTACGGCCTACCTGTGCCGTTGTCAATCAACAAATCAGCATTTACGATAACAAAGTAATTGTCAACATCGGCAGTACGAGAATGAAGAAGACCACGCTTACCACCAGTGCCGACGATAAAATCAATGTGAATACTACTTACAGTGATTACCCCTGTCGAGCCATTTATTGACTCTATTCTTGCTCTTTCCGGCGGAGATGCGTTTGGTTTTTCCGTATTCCGGTTAATTGCACCGGGGTTGATGAGAAGATTATAAGGAGTATGTGGTATAGCAAGTGTGGCTTCTGTGCCGGGAGTGCTAACAAAATCACTCACCTTGTAGTTCCCCATGCTGTATGGTGTGGCCGTGAATGTAGTAGTGACACTGGTGCTGTCATACGGCTTACCAGTCAAGCGAGCGATAAGGGCTTGAGCATCAGCGGCGGCTACGGTGATTGTAGTTGTCGTACCATCAGCGGCTACAGTAAACGCATTGAACTCGTATGACTCGCTCACTATGTCAAGCGGTTCTTCAAAGCGATACATACCAGTTGTTGTATCACCATTGACAGGCACAGTGCTATCAATCATCCCCGAATCAAAATCACTGTTAAAGTGAAGTGCTTCAATAGCACCACGGAACTCTCCACCTTTTCCACCAACATACACATGCGCTGTTGAATTAACAATACTGGAATTTTTTTCAATAAACTCGCTTGCTACCCTATTACCATTGACATACAATGATACAGAACGCTGTGAAACAGCGGCAACAACATGATACAAACCTCGATGCTTGAAGTTAAGATTGGTAGCATCGTTATGTAATGCGCTACTACCCTCTAAAAAGCGGTTGTAGGTGTCGTGTATGCCCCCAACTTCTTGTGGGGGGTACACTACCCCCTCCCACCGGGTTGAGGTCAATTTAGCGGTGCTTAGGACTACTTTTTGCGTACCACTTGGAGTTTGAATGAAAACAGTAAATTTGGCTGGACCGGGCGTATCGACTGTACCAAACTCAAGTGTGAACTGGTCATCACGATGAGCAATCACACCACCGCAATCGGGAACAACCCAAGCCTCAATAGCAAATTGGTCATCGACTAAAGAATTGATAACAGTAATTTCATCACTACCACTGCCGGTTTTACCGAGAATATCTCGTGCTGGACCAACGCTTGTGAAATTACCTTGAGGTAGCAGAATAGAATCACTAACGCCATCGAAAAAGAAAGCGTTGCTTGTTCTGCCAATTCCAACCATAGACTCACCTCAAAGAATCCTGTCAATTGGTAGGAATTGAATGTCAAATGAATAGATTGGCTCGCCGCCCATTTGCACAAATGTGGCTTTAGTGACGGCCCCTTTGATAAATGAAAATTCGTATGAATCATTTGTGTCTTCAATTGTTGAAGAAGCGGGTTTAGCGGCAGTTGCTTCTTTTTCCGATGGTTTTACCAACCTGCCAGTGGGCATGAAGAAATTCATCGCTTTGTATTTTTCTCCATCTGCATTTACAGTTGAATTAAATGGAATTTGTATGCCTCCTATGTACATACCGTGTTTTGCCTTTGCATCAAATCCAAAATTACCCACATGTGTTCTTTTGTCTTTACCATAAGTAAAGCCTATTCCGTTGGTAAATCGAAACCCACCATCGTTAGAATTGTTAAGCACAGCGTACAATTCAGCCACTTTATCACCAGCACTCTTGCCCGTGAATCCAGCAGAATCATCAACACCGTTTTTGAAATTCTTAATTGAAGGAGTGTACAACGATGAACTGTTCCAAGAAACAGGAGTGTTTCCATTCGCACCTGTCACTTTTTGTTCAATTTTGACAAGTGTGTTTGCTTCGTCACTCAATGTTGATTGTTCAAGAGTAGCAGTAAATCTGTTGCTTAACAATACATTATCTGCCGTAGCGGTACTGTTGATAAGGTTGACTAAGTTTGTAGCAATTTCAACAGCAGTATTCATATCCGAATTATCATGAATTGACACATGATATTTACCACTACTTGCTGTATTGTGGGCTTGAGCAGTTGAAGATTTGATAAAAAGAATTTCGTACTCTTCTCCATCTGTTGCTTTTAGAGTAAGTTTTGGAATAAGAAAACTATCAAAATCATTGTGTGTTAAAGTAGCCGCTAATGAGGTAAGGTCGCCACCTGCTCCTGTACCAACCAATGACGAATCCGTATTGTTTCTTCTTGAAAAGTCAATGCTGGCCGAAGCCTTTTGCCCAAGCGACACACCAGTTGAAAGGTCGTCATCAACAATATATCCCTTCAACAAAATAACCGCTTTTGGTCTGTTCAAATCAATTGCAAAACGCTCCGCTCCCCCTCTTAATCCAGTACGAGCGTTCACACCACGGTCCACATCGAGTACCAGTTCGGTCACATCGAGTGGGATTAACTCACCGTCTTTACGAACTAAACGGACAGGAACATTTGTCACCATCAGTATCGCCCTCGCATGGTTGAGCCACCGATACTGCGAGCGAGTTCTTGTTGAATCATGTTGCCAATCTCCCTTGCTAATGCTCGCTTGTCTGTGCGGTCTGTAATACCTCCGGCATTGACGGTGATGTTGTATGTACCGCCACCCATGCCAGCCCCACCGGGGTTGTTGCGCTGGCTTAGGGGAACGACCGCCTCCGGCCCATCCTCACCAATCATAGCGAGCGTAGGCTTGTTGACGATACCACCCTTAGCGAGTGCTGGAATACTCCAAGAAGTCAAATCAAAACCTACAGTCATAGGGTCAAGACCCGGTAAATCAATTGTTTTACTGAAATTGATTGATGCAAACATAGAGTTGATTAAGGAAATAATACCGTTAATACCCGCTTTCATTCCTTCTATGAGGAAGTCACCGATACCAAGAAATGCACCCCCAATATCCTCAACAAGCCCTATCCAAAAATCAAGTGTAAAAAGTTCGGGGATAGAGGGTAAAGAATCCCAAATGTTGCTTATTTTGGTACTAAAGAAATCATAAATGCCCTGTACTTTTAATATGGCTTCGTCTTTCAAACCACCAAAGAAATCTTTGATACCCTGCCATTTTCTAAGAACGGGGTCAACTACTCGTTCATTTATGAAGTTTTTAATTCCAGTCCATTTTTCAATAACAGTTGCTTTGAAACCAGTAAACCATTCTTTTAATGTACCCCATTTTTCTTTAATCGGGTCAACGACATTATCACTGATAAAATCCTTGATACCCTGCCATTTTTCTTGTATGGGGGTCACAACATTATCATTGATGAAGTCTTTGATACCCTGCCATTTTTCAATAACAGTTTCCTTGAATCCAGTCCACCATTCTTTGATTTCGCCAAGTTTTTCTTTGAGTGGTTTGATAAATTTATCACTTACGAATTGCTTGAGGGCGGTCCACATTTTCATTGCTGTTTGTCCTATGGCTGTAAAGGCTGGCCCGATGGCATTAACCATCGTGGACATGGAGGCGAGGGTGGCGATGAGTGTCATTCAGTACCCTCCCAATCTAAAAACGAGTAATCCAAACTTACCATTTCCCTGTCACCCGCCTTCGCCTGTTGCTTGCTATGTTCGGTTTTCTTTTTGTCTTCTTCGGTTGCAACCATCGCCCATACGAGTGATTGCTTGAATAAGTGAGGTGGCATTGAGTACACTTCAAGCAAAGAAATTGAGTAGTGTTTAGCGATGGTATAAGCCCAAAGTTCAACTTGAGATGTTAAATCACTTTCACTGTCAATTTTATCTTTGCTTAGAAACTTCTGCACCCTCACTTTGTCGGCTTCGTAAACCCCCCTTGCAAAGCCTCCGCCATGTCGTTAGGTTGCGGTAGCACTTTCGAGAGTTGCTCACCGACATAGCCCTTGAGTGACAGCATTTCTTCTGTAGTCAAGGATGGATTGGTTTTCGTGACCCAATGGGTAAATGCAAATTGCCAGTAGCCTTTCAAGTTCAATGCTACATCCCCGTTTGCTACGAGGAACATTTCTTGAGCGGCGGCTTGAATGTCAAGGAAAGAGATTTCACGAACCCAAACTTCGATGATTGCACTTTCGTCATCGGGGTCAACCCGAATCTTGTGCTTAGTCACATCGTCATTCTTCAATAATAGGCTCTTGTTCATCACTACTTGTTGTTTGGTCATCTATTGCACTTCCATTGGCTACAGCCACCTCTTCGGTGGGGGCATCCGGCGTTTCTTCGGGGGCTACCTCTTCGGTAGGGCCGTCAGTCACACCCTCGTCATTTTGCTTGAGTCGGAGAACTATCTCGGCTTTTGTACCGTAAACGGGCAAGCCTCGTTCTTTGCATAGTTCTCGCAGTTCAGCGACAGTTAGGGAATCGTATTGTACTTCATCAACGATGAAAGGAGATGGTGCGTCTTCTTGCACCAACGGATTGATTTCTTCTTCGACCACTTCAACAGGGTTGTTGAGTATATCGGTAATAGCGGCGTGAATGGTGTGGTTTGAAGCACAGTCAATGTCTGTTTCCACTATGTCAAGACCGTTTGCCTTAATCACCCACTTGGCATAACCAACTGGTCCGAGGCGGCGGTATTGTTGTAGTGATTGCTTCATATTTTCACCTCAATACTTTGCGATAGTATCACGAGCCAAGACTTTGATAGACTTTGGCATAATTTTCAGTGTGGATTTTACCACACCTTTGTCTTCGGGAATTTGAAGTGGTGCTTCAATAATATAGTAATCATCAATCAAAAGCACCATTTTTTCGGTGTGTGCGTCTGCTGTACTACCAATTTTATTCTTTTCAAAGATGATACGAATTTGATTGGTTGTTGAGTTGTTTTCACCGTGTACACTGAACTCCGTTCCTGTACGCATTTTGTGGTAAAACAACGGGTCATCCACTGCAATTTCCATTGTCATCTCATACGAAGTTTGACCTTCAACCATGAGGTTTGCGTTTCTTGCACCAGCAAATGGTACTTGGTCCGTTGATGCTGATGCTGATTGATACTGTCCATTGATGGTATGGAATGCTTGCATACCTGTTTGTCCGGTTAATGAGAAGTTCATGACTTGAGCAACCTGTTGTCCAGCCAAAGTAATGCTACCGTTGTAAAACATAAACGGTTTCTGCGTTCCCTTACCAATACCCGATTCAAGACGCTTTGCTTCGGTGCTGGCAGTATCATCAAACATGCGATGTGCGCCATATCTTGTCAACGGTGTGGCTTCCAAACGACCAGTATCGGTGTAGCAAAGAGCCGCATTGAAGTTGACTGAAAGGCGTAGTGCCGCATCGTTATCAGTTGTCATGGTAAAGTCAGTGACCTTACAGCCACGGAACACACGAGTTAATTCTTTTGAGTCATTAACTCCACCATCGGTACTACCAGCATTTGAATCAATATCTCGGCGGCGTTGTGATACTTCAAGAGCAAATGATGGTTGATTGGTGCGAGAGAAAAGAAGATGTGAAACAGAATCAGTAATGGTATTATCAGTGCCAATTGCTACAGGGTTTGTATCTGCATCACCAATAATTCGTACTTCGACTGCTCTTCCCGAATCGTGAGCATATTTCAAGGGTTCATCCAAGTACACAACATGGTCGCCTGTGTTCTCCGAAACTCCGATTACTCTTCGGATTTCATTTGTTTGCGCCAAATCAAAGTCAAAGTCAGTAAGTGTTCCATCCCATTCAGCCGAGCCTATTTCCGGCTCATGGTCACTTACAATAGGGACTTCTGTAGGGTCTTGAATTTCAATGTAAGTGCCTACAGCAACTTGAGCATCGTGAGCGTTGAGAACGATGTGTGATTGACCAGCAAAAGAAGCCGAGCCAAGAGAAAGTGTCACATCACTGGCGAGTGAAGTTTGAAGTTTGCTTAACAATTCATGTCCAAGACAGTATTTGAGCCAGCGAGCAGAATGCATAGCGACTTCAAATGAGCCACCTTCATTGGTGAGTTTACCCGGAACTTGCACGCTTACATCACGACCAAGTCCTACAACATGGAACCGCTTCAAGTCCACTTTAGTTTCGGGTAGGGTGAGGGCCGTAGCAATACCTAAGAATTGGTCTGTTTTGACTGATTCAGTGCCCGGTACGGCGGCTGTTGCTTGAGTCATTGCTATATCCATTGGTGGTGTTTTGTAAGGTAGGATTTCAAACACATTGTCATCACCCATAGTGACCATATCATCTGTTTTCATTGCGGGTGTAATTTGTAAAGAACAACCGTTATTTTCAACAATGGTAAAAATACGCCCATTGCTTGCTAAGTCACCCGAATCAACATCATCAGCCCCGCTTCCAGCCGAAGTGGTCCAAACAAGTTGAGAGCCAACAAGCATATTTTTTGGGTATTTCAAATTGGTTGCTGAAAAAGTTAATGTTTGGTTGCTATTTGTAGCAGTAGTAGCAACTGAAACAGTAATTGCAGTAGCACTGTTAATTTTTGTCACTATGCTATTTGAACCAATACCTGTTCCGGTCACTACCATACCCACTCTTACAAGAGCAGTTGAGTCCATAGTGATGTGTTTTACACTGGATGTAGTACCGTCGCTTAAACCGGATGTATGGTTGGTATCGCATGTATTATCGGTAAATGTTATTGCCTCTTGAAAAAGAGTAGTGTTTACTTCTGCTTTAAATGCCAAAGTGGTGATATTATTACTCGATACCACAGTTAGCCCCACATCGTGGTTTGCACCCGTACCAATTCTTATTCGCAAACCCGTTTCCGGTGCAAATGATACTTCTGCTAAATCGCCCTTGTACACTGTGCTTGGCATGTTAATCAACTCATGGTATTGCTTCTGCGAGTATCACTACTTCAACTTGGAATGTCATACGGAATAATTGCTTGCTACGGTCGGAAAGGTCGGTGCGTGTTTTGAAAACTAAACGGTCAAAACTTACTCCATCCCCCTTTCTTTTCGAGTGAATCAGCCTTCGCACTTCGTTCTCAAGTGCTTGCAGATGCTTCCTCCCCTTAACAGTTCGCATATCAACCGTGATATTGATACGAGAAGTGACAAAATCATAGAACAATTCCGGTGCTTCTTCGTTGTGCGCTGTTTCATAGCACATTATGTAGTCGTGGCGGGACAAATCAATACGCTTTCCTCTTTCCGGCGATGTGGAAGCAATATCAATTACTACAGGGCGTATATTGCTGGTATTCGCCCGATTCCAGTCAGTTTGAAACAGGTTGATGATAACATCAAGTGATTCAGTCCAAGTTGCAACCATCAAATACCACCACTTATTTTGTCGCTAAGTTCTTTAAAATTTAAAGGAATGATAAAACCGTCTTTGAATTGTAAATTGTTTTCCACCATCTTTGGATTCTGCCGTAGCATTGCATCGTCGGTGGCTTTCATCAACTTTTCCATTTGTTCATCAGTAGCCTGTTGTTTACTTGAAGTGTTAAAGTATGCACCATCTTTTTTCTGTAAACCTTGAGCAGTAGCCTCAATGTCCATCATTCGTTCACGAAAATCTTTGGGTTCTTGAGTAAATTCTTCACGCATTTCCTGTTGCAACTGCTTATCTTTGATGTACATTTCAGTAATTCCAACATGAAAGTAATCACCCTGTGCCGTGAACTCTCGCACACTCACTCAAACACCACCATCTCGACATACTTTGGTAGGGTTCGGTCAATTTCGGCTTGATACAACTGTACTTTGCTTGCAAGGTCGATGTTCTGTGTACCTTCGGGGATAAGCACCGAGCGGTCGTCAGCCATCAATAATTCAATAGCAACCATCTTGGTACATACATCTTCAATGGCTTTCTCAAGGTATCTTTCACCGTAAATATAACTGGTTTTGATAGCGTTCCATTCAAAGAACGGATAGGAGTTGTTGAAGTAAACAATTCCCATTTCGTGGTCAAGCCACCAATCACGGAGTCGGCCACTGTCACCACTGCTTGAGCCGCCTTGTAGGTCAACCAAGAGTGATTGTTGGGTGATAGCCCCTGTAATTGCTCCTAAACTGCCGGTGACAGCCACGCATCCTGTAAAGGAGGTAGCCGTCTTACCTGTGTATCGGAATACATCACCACTGGCATCAATAGCCACACCAGCGTTTACGAATCCTTCTGTCGATGCTACATTGACAGTTGTTGAATCAAGACTTGAAAATGTAGTGCTATTGGTTTGTGTTTGGTCAATAGCAATGCTTGATGAATTGGTGACCATACTACACACCTCACCAGCCTTTACACCCCTCATGCTGGTGACTTTTACCACACCTGTACCATAATCGGCGTTGGCAGTAGCCAAGAACTCATTATGAATAGCGATATTTGATGTGGAGCCTTCGAGTGTAAATGTTGGTGAAAACTCAACAGCCGCTTTGCTTACACGGTCTTCCTTGTTTATGAGGTCAGCAAAGTTTTGCGCCACTGTAGCGGCATCAAAATCATCACGCCATTGCCCTGTACCAGTTCCTTGAGCAAGAGTAGCAACACTTCCATTACCGGGTGAAAAATACACTGCGGCTGAACTAAGCGAAGACACATCTTCAAACTTTACACGGGCTTCTGCCGCACCAATTTCACGATAGTCAGCACCTTGCCATAGTTCAAGGCGAAGAATTTGCTGTACATTCCTAAAAAGGAGGGGTGCAGTACCGACATAATCCGTATAGTATCGTCGTCGGTATGGTTTGTAGGTATCGAAATTGATGTACTCGGCTGATACCAAATAAGGTCGCCAAGCGTTGCGAGTGAGATTGTCGATGCGGTCTTGCATTTTGAGAATAACATGGTCCACTTTGGCTTTCGTCATTCCACGAGTACGGCCATCGGTAAACGATGCTTGGTTTTGTACATAGGTGTTGTCAGCCACTTGATAATCAGCCGCCGTAATACTACCACTGAAAGCCAGTTTTACACCGCTGGCTGAACTGGTGATAGCAGTAATGACTTTTTCAAAACCCATAGGGTCTGCATCGGAGTAAATCAAAAGTGTGTCACCAACACTGTAGCCGTTGTTTCGATAGTCGCCACCAGTGATAAACACACCATCAGTAGCACTGTCGGCACTTACGAGGACAGCCTCGCTTGGTCCAATGTCGAGTAGGTCAGCGACTTTTTGGGCGGTGGTGTACACTACAGCAGACGGGTCAAGTGGGCGGGTTTCCGCCTCACCGGGACTGAACACTACTGGCATACATTACCCTCATTCATCGCTTTATCAATATGCGCCATCCCAATAGTATTCATTGCCATCATCATTAACGGGAAAACCATCTTCATTATGAGTAGGGCCTTGTCCTCTCATGGAAACTCGAAAATCATCTTGCAAACAACTATCGCATTTCCCTGCCGTTCTTATTTTCATTTTATGGTCTTCGGAATCATCTTCAAAGCCACATCTTGGACATGCAACATACCCATTATTTTTCAATATACTCCAAGCATTACGCATAGGAACTTGGCGGGAGGTCATGATGCGCTTCATGTGTTCAGCCTCGGCATCGGGGTTAAACTCTTCTTCGGGCGGCATATCATCACGGAGTTTACCTTCACTGTCAAACAAATTGGGTGTTTTCCCACCCATCGCTCGTTCAGTTTCAGCACTGGAAGCGTCGGTAATATCAGCAATATCGCTTGCACTCATAGGGTCACTCAACGAACTTTCCAAGTTTTGCCCCTCAAAGGGTACTCTTTCGTTGAGGAACTTGAGTCCGTGTTCCTCCGGGTTCGCTACAGCGTCCCTCATGAGTTTGTCACGGGCTTGAGTGAACTGTTCACCTGCGGCATCCCCACCTGCTCCACGAATTGCTTGAGCGGCTTGTTTATTCGCCCACCGTTGAATATGCATTTCTTCACCATCGCTGGTAAGAATTTTCTGTCGATGGGGTTTTATTGCTTTAATCAAAATCTTCATGTTGTCACAGCCTGTTCTTTTCGTCACGAGTTGCTAAGTTGTATTCCATTGGTTTGTCACAAGTAGCACATGTGGCTCTCCACATAAAATGAAGGAAGCCGCAGTGTGTACAGCGTGTACCCGAACCTATGTTCAGCACATCACCGATATTACGATTACGGTTGCGTTGTGAAGATGTAATACCCTTAAGCGGGTCTTTTTCGTCAGTCACAGCGGCAATGCTGTATTCACTATCGTTCTTGACACCTTGCTTACTCGACCGCACCATATCGCTTAGGTCGAGGGTTCTTGCATCAAATCCCATACCTACTCACCTCAAGCGAGTTGGTATGTCACCATGACAAAAATGTTGCCCAATACAGGGAACACTTCGGTATCAATTACAGAACTCGTACTGCTTGAATCGGCCACCGCTTGAATGAGGTCTTCAACTGCCGCCGCCCATGTAGCCGCCGCATTTACCTCTTTAGGCGAGAAAGGGCCGAAGCACTTTACGCCAATCTTGGTTAGTGATGCCATCGTTAGTCACCTCAAGAGCGGCGACCAATTGCGATGAATGTACCTGCTTTGACAGGGAAACCACCGTTGCCAGCGGCAATGAGTAGGGAAGTACCGTTGATAAGACACAAGTTGTTGAAGTGAACATCTTGTGCATCAGCCGCACCACCGGTATCAGTGATTCCTACTGCCGAAAGCGCACCAGCACCGTTAGTACCAGCAAAGTCAATGCTTGCGAGTTGAGAACTCAAATCAATAGTAAGTGTTCCTGTGTCACCTGCGGTATAACTACCTGTGATAATCATTCGGTCACCGAAAACGGTTGGTCTTGGGTCAATTGTGCTTGTGCTTGCCGCCATTATTGTTCATCTCCTGTTGTTTCTTCGCTGGGTTCAACTTCACTTAAAGATTCCTCAACTGGTGTAGGGTTCAAATGTTCCTCAACCAGTTTGAGTGCGGCTGTCTTTGTAAGATAACCAGCACCCATAGGTACTTTTTGTGCTTTTAACCAAGCAAGAATATCTTTGCGGCTCCAACCCGTGTCGGGCAAGCCGTCATCATCTGCGTCTGTAGTGACACCTTCATCGCCTTCAATCAAGAAGTGTGATGCAGGTAGTGTGTGTCGCCACTCGTTGAGCCATTCTTGCTCAACTTCAACGACTTCTCCACGAGTCCACATACCCATTGCGTGTCGCATGGGGCGTTCAAAGAACGGTCCCAAAAAGGTCACAGTAGGCAATTAGCCCACCTCATCCAACGATTGCAGTTAGCAAGACAACATCTGTTGCCCCACCAGTTGTATATGCGATTGTACCCGATTCGTGTGCAACAACGGTAGCCGCCGCCAACAAAGATTCGTCGGTGTCGGTGTCGTTGACAAGGGAGAGCAAAGCGAAAACCTTGCTTAGTCCACTGTCGTATGCGTTCACATCGAAGGTGTGTGCTGTTCCTGTGTCACCGGTTAGGAGAACCGAAACAAGTCGGAGTCCCGAAATTGGTTTGTTGCTACTTGAGTTTACTGCTTGGAAACCAGTCAATGCGCCGGGGTAAGTCCCTGCGGCGGCTGTACCGGAAAGCCATGCTGTGTTGTCGCCAACTGTTCCATCTGCGTTAGGAACAAGTTGAGGTGCGCCCGGTGTGTTTCCACCGATTGCAATGTCCAAGTAGGTTGTCGTCACTGTCAAATTACTGTGTGCCATATTATGTCATCTCCATTTATTTTTTTTCTCATCCACCATCACTTAAGGTCACGAATTGAAGCGTGTCCTCCGAAGAAAGTCGTCCATAGTTCTCCCATAGTTCGGTACATTCCTTCTTGTCCAAGACGGTTGATTGCGAATGGGTCACCAGTTTCAATACCACTCTCGAAGTATTGGGTTGGGATAGCGGTCGAGAAGTACAAGTAGTCCGTATCGAGGAAGTACATGCGGCTCAAGGTGTCTGCTTGAACATCCTTAGATGGGATGATTGGGACACCGTTGTAGGTAGCGACGATGAATCCGGCTTCGATACCGGGAACACCCTTGACTCCGTTGTAGGTAGGAGTAATTCGCTTTTCTTCCATGAATCGCTGTTGCGACTGTAGGAGTTGTTGCAAGCGCATCAAAGTGTCATATCCTGTGAGGATGACCTTTGGATTGCCACCACGGGTCCATGTCTTTTGGAAGATGGTGTCCAAGTGGTCGAGGGAGAGAGTTCGGTCAGTACCGGAGTTCTCATCGTGTTCTGCAAGGGACCAAGATTCTGCACTTCGGTCGATTGAGTAAATGTCTTCGTTAGCGGAAGAAGATGCACCAGTGGTGATTCGGTCAAGTGACTCGAAATCGTTGCCAGCGGCGGTAGCCTTGTCAACAAGAAGCATCTTGTTGATATGCTCGGCGTGGTGCTTACCCATTTCTTCCTTAAGGATTGAACGAATGTCGCCCAGTCCATCATCCTTGTCAGCAAGGAACATTGCGGTTTCGCTCATGTCGAAGGTGTGAACCACAGTCTTCGGCTTTGCGGCAATGTGTTGGAAGGTAGGCTTGGTGGTGTCCGGTAGGGTTGCGTTTTCTGCAACACCGCCGCCAACAGTGAACGAAGGTCGTGCAGTGATGACTCGCCATCCACTGCGTTCCCACGGTCGCTTTGGTAGGATTGAAAATGCATTGAACTCTTGGTTCAATTGGGACCAAACTTTGCGACCATAAATCGCTTGGTAAGTACCAGCAGTTGAAGACAGCATAGGGCTGTCAGCCTTGAGCAATTCACTACCGGAGTAGGAATAGCCCATTGCGTTCCCTGCGCCGTAGTAGTATCGTTCCATGTCAGTCACGCTTCGGATATAATCTCTTGCCATAATTTTCACTCTCCATTATTTTTTTTGTTTTTTCAAGCCCCTCGTGTGACCGAAGCGGCGAGATTGTGTACTTCATCCCAAGACATGTTGCCCAAGTCTTGTGTGGATGGGACTTCGACATTCGTTGTAGATGCCGACTTTTGAATTGATGTACCACTGATGGTCATGTTGTCGATTCGCTCACTTAGGGAGTTAATGGACTTCATGACTTCATTGAGTGGGGCACGAGCGTCAAATTCTGCTTTTTCTGCTTCGTGCTTTGCGATTGCCATCTCCTTGCTCAATCGGTCGGAGAATTGTGATTCAAGGTCACCACGGAATCCTTGTTCCAGTGCGGCGGCTTTGTACACTTCGTATGCGGCTTCAATATCGGAAGAAGACACATTGGAAGCGTTGAGGTAGCCTTTGCTCATCGAAACAGGTCCGAGTGCGCCGGATGGGGTCTTACCACCGGATGAGGTGATAGCGGAAATTGCGCCAGTGGAAGGAGAACCATTCTCTTGTCCACGGCCACGAACTTGACCAGCGAAGTAGTCAGCACCGTCAACTGCATCGGGGTTGTCGAAGCCACCAAGTTGTGCCTTCTCCAAGTTGTCAAAATGTTGTCGTGCTTGTCCAGTGTTTACACCAGCGGATTTGAGGGTGTCCTCCATCCAATTCAAGTATTCTGCTGTGATTACATCGCTGTATTCACTCTTTGCGTAGTTCATCTTATCATCGTTCATAGGTTCATCATCCTTTTTGTCTTCGTCTTTGTCTTTGTCAGCGAATGGGTTTTTGGATTCTTCTTTTTCCTCTTTAGGTTCGGAATCATCCTTCTTTTCTTTCATAGACTCTTTGAGTGCGGGTGGTAGTTCTCCCTTTTCCATAGCGTCAAGTCGTGCTTCAAGTCTGCTCATAACATTGTTTAAGTCATTTTCTGTGGTCATATTGGTGTCCTCCTTTAAGATACGAAATTGTGCTTCGGGGTTAATACCCTTTTCACAAATTGTAATCTCATGTAGTTCCATCTTACTAATTTCTTGGTAATCTCCATGTTCTCCATCGGATTTACGCACTCTTTTGAATGCCTGTCCACCAATGGAAAATCCTTGCAGGTTTCCTTTACGGATTTCTGCGGCCACTTCACGAGCCTTTTCAATGTCGTTGCGAAGTGAAACAACAACAAACATACCAGCATCATCAACTTCGGATTTCCACATCCGACCATTTGAATCAACATAGGAGTCAATAACTTCTCCCACTTGAATGTTAGAATGAGCGAGTTGAACATTGCGGAACTTTTCACTCTTCATGAACCCACCAAAAGCATCCTTTAGTGCTGAACGAGTAATGAGGTCACCCTGCTTATCCACCAGTTCAACTGATGCGTAGCCAGCGATAACCATGTCGGAACTGCCCTTGATGAGAGCAATGCCGGAGGTAGGTCGCTTAAGGGACAACATTACCCTCGGATTCACTGTCATGGTATATAGACTGTATTATTACACTGAAAGAGTTGGAGTGCCGTCTTCATCATCAAAAACGATAGACTCGTCTGCATCTGTCTTCATTTCAACATGAGTGATTGTTTTTTTCTCTTTTCCTCCCGAATGAGGTTTTCTTTCCTCTTCTTCGGGTCTTTTTTTGCCGTCATAATCGGGTAAGTTGCTTTCTTCCGTCAATTTTGTAGGACCACTTGGTGATTCTATAGGTGTAGCCATGTCAATCCCTAACCCCTTTGGGCCAGTCCAAGTGAGTTTTTCTTTAGCAAGTTGGTCTAAAGCCCTACTGATTACTTCAAGTGCTTTTTTTGTTGAAGGTTTGAGAAGGCGATTTTCATCATCTTCATCTAACACACCTGCTGATTGCCTGTCTTGTCTTTCTCGGCTTGGAGTTTTTTCTTCATCCATCATAGTTGATTTGATAAGGTGTCCTTCAAGCATCAAAGGAGCAACACTGTGCCAAAACGGATGAAGGCTTTCTGCCAATGTAATAGGGTAGTTTGATTTTTGTAAACCACCTATAGTTGATGTAGGTGAATGTAAGTACCAATTGTCATTATGTCGGTCAACTTGATACGATACAGTGTCAACATTCTTCAATATGACTTGCACCACACCGTTATTGTACTCAATATCATGAGGAATGAGTATAGGTGCAAACGATTTGGTCATTAAATCAAGTGATTCTGCGCTGGCCGCACCCTCACCTTCACCTTCACTTTCTATTTCACCTACTTGAACATTGAATACATCACGGCTTTTTCTTCGTTTTTTAGTGACACCTGTGACAGTAGCCCGAATAATGTCACCCACTTTGAATAATTTTTGTTGATTGTGGGCTGTACCTACATCCATGTATGTATCATTTTTGTACTCTATAGCCCTGTTTCCTAATGAATCACCATCAAGAATTGGCCCTGCTCCTAACTGATAACTGTACGGACCCTTACCTCTTCGGTCGAGTACGATGAAGTTGAAATCACGGGTTTTACGCAATAGCAACCACTTTGGATGCCGACGCTCTCCCTTCATGTAAGTTGACTTGTTATCACGCAAAAGCACAATACTGTGTTCCTTCTGTAAAATCTGCACAGCATCCTCAAGCCCTTCATCATCGGTCATTTTTGTGTCATGTGGACCCGGAATAATGACATTTTCATGGCTATCAAACTGCCCTCTTAGAATTTTTAAACGCTCATGCATCAACATTTCTGCGACATTGGTATCATCGTAATTGATAATGTCGATAATGTTCAAATCTTCCTCTCCAATAATACCATCAATGACAAAGTTGTTGTCATTTAATTCAGCAAGGCTTTCTTTGAAGGCTTTTTTCAGTCCTACCTTTCGACCATTTTCATTGTAGGTAGTAATTTCATTATTGTTTTGTACAATGATAACACGCTTTCCATCATACCACTTGCTAACCACCCATGAACCACTAAAACCTCTTAGGTGTTCAAGGTCTTTCAAATCAAAAATACGATGCATAGGTCGTACTGGTGGAACCCATTCAGCATCATCGGCTTTAGTCAATAACACATCGGGATTCAATAAAGAAGTAATGTAGTCACCCATTTCCGATAAAGCAATGCGGTCTTCTGCTGTTTCATAAGTAGTGGGGTCCATTGCTAAAGCAGGGGATGTAGTATCTTCAAGAGGAATTTTTTGTAAATTATCAAGGACAGTAGTGCCTAATTGTTGTCCATGTAAACCCGTTATTGCATCTTGCCATGTATTTTGGTAAAGTTGAGGTTCAGTATGTGTACCAACTACTGGTTGACCATTTTGTGCATACTCAATTCCAAATGTTGATTGTGTAGGTTGAGCGACTGAATGTACAACTGTAGCATCGGTGTGTGTATTCATAATTCCGTTTATATCGGGATTGACACCACCAATAGGTACTGGTTCATCATTAAAACCATGTGTGAGAATATCCTTTGTTTCCGGTTCCATGTTTTCTTCATTAACTGCATCTTCATTCAATGCGATAATACTGTCAAGACGATTTTTGGTAGCACGAGTTTTGTATTTCTTTTCACCCGAACCTGTACCAAAACGATTGTGAATGTCAAGAGTTTGACCTTTGATATTTTTCAACCCAGCATCAAAGAAGGAAAGGCCAGCGGGGGTCATAAGTGCTTCATCATTCAACACATGTCGAATACTTTGCACTATTGGATGAATGGGGTGTTGTTTCCATTTAGGACGATTTGGTTGAGCATTATCCATTGCGGTATGAAATCCATTTTCTATAGCGTCTTGTAAGAACTCATCATCACCACCTAAGTGATGAAGATTAAATTCATTGTCAAATTTACCACTTTCCATCAATTTACCAAGCGTGCTTACTTTGAGTGGTTGATTTGTGTTGTTAGATTCATCAATTAAGCGTTGTACATGGAGAGCCATACGGTTTCTTTGTTCGGTGGTTTTAGGCACAAGTCCAAGACCTTCTAACACTTCATCAGTGTTCATAGTACCATCAACGGAAAATACATCTTCCCCTCGTAAATGTTCTGTAATTGAAGGGTGTACACCCTTTTGTCGTGCAGGTACTTTTTGAGATTGCATACCAAAGCGAACTGTTGGTGCTGTAATACCGTGTACTTCGTGTGGAACTGTATTTAACATTCTTTCAGCATCATACATCAAACGATTATGGTTTGCAAGGAATTGTTGTGGATTAGTCATTGCTAATTCTTTGCTGAAATGATTTGGGTCATGTTCTAAAACACGAGGAAGTAAAAATTGTGCCGCTTTAAATGTTGCTTCACGACTTGAAGTAATTAGTTTGTTTAACAGTTTAGCATTGTAATCAACAGGATTACCTTTGCCACTTGCCCCTCGTATTGCTTTGTTTTGAATTTTATTTAATTCAGCGGTTAATTGTCGCATTTGATTCCTAATGCTTTCTGCATATTCAAGAGTAAATTCTCCTTGTGAAGCAGGGTCGTATAGCATTGAATTTAATTGGTCTAATTCATCTCGAATTTCTTCTTCTCGTTGAACAGATGGCATCATACCACCCATGCTTAATGCCCTATGAATAGTATGAGCATCAAATGGAATCATCTCTTTCATTTTAATACCGCTATCATCAAACATTACTTTTCCTTCATCATCAAGTTTATCTTGCATTGTGGGTACTTTTGATTTACCAGCCAAACTACCTTTTGCCCCTTTTTTCTTTTTTTCTGTAGCAAGGTCATAACGATGTTGTGTCAACCATTCGTGTAAACCTTCAATGTCACCTTCATTCAATGTACCTTTTTGTTTTTCAAGTATAGATTTAATTTGTTGAAACCCTATATCGTTTTCATCGTCATCAATATCGTGTAAAAAGTTGTGAACTTGTTGTGGCGAATTGTTGTTTAATCTTGCAATTGCTGTTAAAATTCGCATATTTTTAGCACTGTTATCATTCTCAATATGACTTTTTGTGTTTTTAAATGATGGTTGAGGCTGGCCTAAATTTTGGTAATCTAAGAAATCATCAGCATCGGCACCATAAGTGACAGGAACTTTACCGTCTTTGAGATTTTTTAACGAATGCATAGATTGTTTGATTGGTAGGTGTGGTGAATTACTGCGACCAAGCATTGTTTTAAGATAATGCAAAACTCGTTGTTTTTCTTTTTGGGGTATGTCACCACTGTGTGCGCTATAGGCTTGTGTTGGATGAGTGGTTTTGAATGCATTCTGTGAATAAACATGGTGCATGTAATCGGTTAAACCGTTTACATTTTGTTTTTCATCCGGTGTCATTGTTCGTAAGCGGTATTCTGTTTCGGGGGCAATGGTATTTTTGTGCAAAGTCCAGTTGTGCTTGTCACCATCACGGGTTCTTGTAAAGACATTTGTTGGTGAAAATATGTTTTCCAACAACCCACGAGTACCAAAATACTCAAATTTTTTCTTTGCTAAGTTAAAAGCACCTATGTTTCTTTGCTTTCCTGTACCAAAGTGAAGTCCTAAAGACAAATTTTCATCATTCGGTGTAAACGGTGAGTATTTGTTATTACCGTGTGCAATCGTTTGAAACATTGATGAAAACTCCGGCATAGAATCATCTTCTTCTATTGGTTTAGGTAGTATTTGAGTCCCTTTACCTGTAAATGGGTTAAATGGTTCATCTTGATTTGCAGAAAAACTCGCTGGTACTAAACTCTCTAATGCTTTTGCTTGTAAACCAGTATGAGGTGCCATGCTGTGCATGATTTCATTGTATGTACTTTGAACCATACCAGCACCCCCATATTGACTAAATACACTATCCCAAAAATTACCCGGACCCACTGTGTAATTACCATTACCCCCAAGTTCCCATAAATTTGATTTTTCTTCATCGGGGTGCGGGCCAAAAGCGGCTTGTAAATAAGCAAGGTGTTCTCTCATTTCTTTTGCTCTTGAGTTAATGTCGGAATTTGCCAGCGCATCTTCTTCCATTGCTTCGAGGTCATGAAGTTGAATAAGCGGCCCATCCATTTCACCATAGATTGGGTGGTTTAACATCGGTTTACGAGTTTTAGGGTCATACCCTGCAAGAAACAATATGTCTTCTATCGGCATGTGTGTTTCCTTAATACCAGTCATAACTTTTTTTGACTTAGTGTGCCTTCTTGATGACTTCCATAACTCATCTTGATTGTAGGTATTTTGAATGTCTTTTTTATGAAGATTAAGTTTTGGTAAAAAGGAAAATGGTTTACCAACCCAGTTGCCTTCCCCGTCTTCTTCAATTCCAAAACGGTCATGAAGTGCGTCAATGATTACTTCGGAAGGGGTGACTGAAAGTTTTTCATCTCCAAGTGGGTACGAATGAGCGGCTTCACCAAACGCATATTGATTATGCCTGTTTGCTCCTTGACGATAATCAGTTTCATTATTTTCACTTCTGTGAAAACTCCTTCTTCCGCCATTCTTACCATGTCTTGTAGCCCAATTTAGTTCCGGTGTACGACGCATTAAGTTATTCCAAGCAATACGAGCAGAAGGTATTACTTCACCGTTAGGTAGTTTGATGAGTGGGTGTTTATCAAGACCGCCTTCTTCATGTATTCGACGCATAACTGCTGTTCGTTCAACAGGGTTAAGCCATTCAAGACCATACATGTAAGCCTCATGACCAAGAGCAATACCATGTTCGTCACCATTTTCATCTGCTACAACTCCTTCATCGGTCCACTGTTTTGCTCTTGCTTCAAAGTGGTCAACCCGTAGTCTGTTTTGTATTTCTTCGGGTGAATAGCCTTCTTTGATGTATTCTCCTTCTTTTTTATCATTGAGTTTTTTCCAACGATTAAAATCTCTTTGATACAAATCGTGTTGATGAGAAATGTTGCTTCCGTTTACTCGTATAGGTCCAAGAATTGTTTTACCTTTATGACCAAAAATTAGAGGGCTTTTTACCTTTTCAAGTTCGTCATGTAGTAAACCTTCCATTCGACCCTCTTCAACAGCATGACCATCAAAAATATGCCTTCGGAATTTTTCAACAAAGGCGGGGGTTTGTGTCACTGAATTTTTCCGCAGTAGTGGATGAATAGATGAATGAAATGGGAAATGTGCATTGGTGTACTTTGAACCGGGTTTCCCTTCAAAACGAGGCCAAACAGAATGTGAAACACCAATATGTTTTGCTCCTTTTAATCCGTCAGCCCATATATGATTGGTAGGCTCTCCGTAAATTTCTTCACGAGCAAGGAGATACCCCGGTCCTTCTTGGCTTGCTTGTACAGCATCCACACCACTTGCTTCCATCTGTTCTTTATCTTTCATGATGGTTTCAGCAGTGTACTTTAAAGTACGAAGCATATCATCAGTAGGTGCTTTTTTCAAAGATTCCCAAGCAATAATGTATTCAGCGGCATTGGATTCTAAATCATACCCATCTGCTAATGACAACATAAAGTCGTCTTTTACGATGTTAAAATTTTCTGCAACCATTATTTCACCGCCTCATTGTAGCGGTTGAAATTTAGGACAAGCAAACATAGCCATGCCTTGATGTAATTTACAGCCTTCACGAATGTTTCCACCGCAAGTTCGACATGCAATAGGGGCACCCTGTTCAGCATCTTCTCGAAGAGATGCTTTAGGATTGCCTTTTTTGATTGCAACACGAGTCATAAAATCACTCGCCTTGACTATCTTCTCGCTCAACACCTGTTCCAGCGTGTGGATTCATTCGACCGCCGAGTTTGCTTAGGTCAACTTTTTTGTCATGCTTATCTCGCTTTGGTTTACCATCTTCGTATTCGATGGTATTACCGTTGGTAGTGTAGTAAGCAGTTTTAGTTTGCCCACCGGATTCAGTGACCAAGTGTGGGTTTACATCGGTGATTTTTTCCTTTGGTAGCGGCTTTGGGTCTTCGATTGCGGCTTTAGCCATCTTTCCACCACAACCCATCTTCATGCAACCGCCTTTATTCATTTTAGAACCGCAACTTGGACAGTCTTTACAATCACATTTTCCTTTAGGGCAATCACATTTTCCCTTTTCGATATTATCAATGCGTAGTGTCATAGATTCTGCTTTTTCAAGCATCTGTTTAACTTCATAACTTATTGCTTCAAATCTTGGCCTCATAATTACACCTCGGTTTCTTTTGCTGATTGTGCCATTTCATGAATATCTTCCCACGACATATTGTGGAACTCTTCATTTGTTTGTGGCACAGAAGAGTTTACGCCCTTCATGATTGAATCATCATTCATGTCATTACGAAAAGCATCACCCATGACATTTTCAGTAAATGGTGTTGTTGCTTTCACCATGCCCATTTTTTTCAACATTATTGTAGGGTTTGTAATCATTTTACGAAGGCGCATGTTTTCTTGCTTGAGAGATTCAAGGTCGTTATCCATGCTTTCCATCTTTGTAATCAAAACACCCATCAATCGTTCCGCATCCGATTGTTCAGTCATTTAATCACCTCATTGAGTGTGTCGGCCAAAAGTTCCAGTGACACGAGTGTAATTGGATGGTCGAACACCGTTTGAAACTGTACCGCTCAAGCGTTGTCCTTGCAAAGATTGAGCCGATGCTGGTCGATTATCAAACTTCATGACAGGTGCGCCACCAGCGTAAATATCGTTAGGTCCGTGTGTAAGTCCACTTTCAGCCTTTGCAATAGCCGCAGACAAATCTTCGGAAAGATAATCTGCAACCTTTCGTAGTTCGTTCAATTGTTGCTTTGCCAAGTTAGCATCGCCGCTTGTTAGAGCAGTAATGAATGCTTTTTGGTGTTCTTCCATCTTTCGTGCCATTGGGTCCATTTTGATTAAATCCATATTCAGCCCTACCTTATCCCATGTTGTTGCTCTTTAAGAGTCTTTATGCGCCTTTGAAGTTTCTTGCATTCAAAAGAGCATTACTATTTTGCTGTCCAATGGAAGGTTGCGGCCCTCTTTGTTGAACGCTTGTCACCGGAGAACCACTACCAGCCGATGTACGGCGTTGCGGAGCGGCTGGTCCACGATTACGGAGTCCCATACCCTGTCCACCGGGTTGTGGAGGTGGCATTGGCATACCTCCCATTGGCATACCCGGAGGCATACCTCGCATCATCGGTGCGCCACCCATTGGCATACCCGGTGGCATACCCGGTGGCATACCGCCACCCGGTGGCATCATAGGAGGTGGTGCGCCTCCACCCGGAGGTGGTGCGCCACCCGGAGGTGCGGCAGGTTGTGGTGGAGGTTTACGATATACGAATCGAATATCACTGCTGGACTCTCCATCAATTAAATCAGCAACAAAACCAAGTTGTGTCATACGCTGTGCAACATTGAGTTCTTGCTCATCACGGCGAAGTCGAGTGATTTCATCTTCTTCTTCGTTTGGATAAAGAGTGAGTTTCCAATCATGGACCCCCATTTCTTTGAGCATTTTAGGGAATAAAACATCAGTGTAAATTTTTTGTCCAAATTCAACAGCACGATTGGTGACAAGAATCTGCATTCCTTCGTTGCTTAAACCACCGGCTTTACCACTGTCAACCATAAACACACTCGACACACCAAAGTATGCGGCGATACGATTACGAATTTCATCACGAACTGCAATATATTGCATTTCTTCCAATGTGTCCATGAACTTAATCCAATTTACACCACCCCGACCAGTTTGACTTTCAATACCAACCTTTGGAATATAGTGCGGGTCACGCTCCATCTTTTCATCAACAGACTTCCAAAACGATTTCATTGACTCAAGGTTATCAGTAGTGACTGAAATAATACCCTTTGGCATTCGTCGCTTTTGATATGCAGTGTACATGTAATTGTCCATTGCTGTGAGTGTCATGGCTTGTCGCCACATTGTGTTTACTGGTGAACGCCCGTATAGTTTTGAAGGATTGTACTTACTCAAATGAATAACTTCACCTTCAATAAAATACTGCGTTTTACCGCTACCTGCCATGTTGACATAATGAACATCGTGTAGGTCACTACCACACACTTCACAAGTATCGTCTTCTGCATGTGTTTTTACTTGGTCCCGATGGATTCGACACACCTTGTACCGCCCACCACGAACACCACGCTTGTCAGCGACAATACGCATGAAGATAGGGTCGCCACGAATCATTTCTTTAACACGGAAAAATGCAACTTCTTTTGATTCGGGGTCGATATAATACTCTTTGACTAAAATTAAAAACGCATCATCAACGATGTTTAGGTCGTTTTCAACTTCATTGAGTATGTGAATAAATGCTTGGTCCATACTGTTGCTTTGGTTTAACAACCATTTGACATAAGTAATTTCATCATGGTCGGGGTCACGAACTGGTCCTTCACAAACAGTACATGTTTGAACTTCATGTTGATATTCTTCACCACAATCAACGCATTTTTTGTGAAAACGCTTTTCAAAGTAATGACCTCTTCGGAACATCTCTTGTCGTATTTTTGAAAGAACTGTTCTTAAAATCAAACATTCTGTGCTTACGGCATAAAGAGCAGGGATGGTAATACCCTGTGCCATAACGGGTTCTTGAATACCACTTGTCCAAAGTGGCATAGTTGGAGTTGGAGATTGCTTACGCTTGAAAGGCTTTCCAAGCGTGCTTAAAAATCGGCTTATCCTACTGTCATCATCTGCCATCATAGTCCCTCCGCATACGCACCAATGGTATCAATGTCCAAGCCCCACTTAGTCAAGAGGTTGTCGGCCTTCTTTTTATCATCTTTCCAATTATTGTAGGTGACAAGTTTCTGTAATTCGTTTTTTCTCATCTTATCTTTTGAGTCAATAAAAGTCAAAACAGCCTTTGCTTGCAACGATTTCATTTTTAAGTGAGGTAAAATACCCTTGAGTAATTGTCGCAAATCATCTTTTGATTGGAAAACAAGTCGATGGAGGCTTCGATTGCTGTTTTTGTGGATTTTTTGATTAAGAACTAAACGACCACAACCCAATGCTTTGTGCAAATTTTCACAGTGGTCTTTACCCCGTTCGCCTGTAGCAACAAATGTTGCTCTTGGTTCACCTCTTTCACTGATAAAAATACTCCCATCTGCATCAAGGAAACCTGCGGCATAAGCCCAAATGTCTTTGATAATCAAACCATTAGTACCCATTTTAACAAATTGACCACGAGAGTGCGCTCGATACACATCGAGTTCTTCACCGTACATTTTAATCAACATGCCAATTTTACTCGGTGTCACGGATTTGTGTAAAACACCAACACCCCGGCGAAGAATTTCACGACTACTTAATTCACCATTTTCTTCTAACTGCTTTGATACAAATTCTAATGTTGCTTTGTCGTCTTTTGAAATTGAATCAATTTGGTGTAATGTGTTTTTCCACATTTTTTGAGCATCCTTACGCATTTGCATAGCATTAACCCAGTTTTCTTGTTCATCAGTACCCCAATCATCAAGTTCATTTAGCATAGAAAGTACCGATGTAGCCTTAAGAAATTGTTGACATGCTTGTTGTAGCCCTGTACTTCTTGTTTCACCAAACTTTCGCAGTGATTTTAATGAACGGTCATTTATCCCCATATACCGAATTGTATCTTGTAAGCCATCACTCCATGATAAATTGCTAATAGTTGCTTCAACTTCCATTGCTTTGATGGTTCTTACATCATCAATAATAGCATCAATCATATCTCGATTACTCTTGTCGTTTCTTCGCATTTTTCGACACATACGAATAATGGAATCAGCGTTTTTACCGTAAGTTGCTTCAAGCCACCCATCGCCATTTTTAGGAAACCCGTATGCTTTGATTTCATCGTTGTAAAACAAAGATGATTTTTTTACTACGGGGAGTGGTTTTGCAAAAAATTGAGGGTGTTGTGCTAAACTGTTCAGTACGCTTTTAGTGAAGTCATCACCATTGATTTGTGGAGCATCATACTCATCACCGACAATTGCACTACCCCACATATTGGCTACCTCATTGTCCTATCATTTAGTCCTTACCACTAAAACACTTTTGACAATTGTAGGTTTTCCACCCACTCCTTGTTTCTTTGAACGCTTGCGTTTAGTGGCGGCTCGCTTTTGACCCTCGGACA